CGATCGGAAGCCGCCCGTGGCTTGAACTCCCGATGTCCAGTCTAACTGTCGGTGCGGATAAAACCGCCCCTGAAAGTAGAAGGGGACCTCAAATTCATTTGCTGTATTGAATAAAAGTGGGGCAATGTTTAAACCATTGATACCCCGTAATACATCTTTCTCTTGTAAAGATGCATGGTTTGCATCACTCACAGATGTAGGATCTGCAAGTGGTAACGTTTGTTGAAAGTAGGGAACTTGACCCGACACTCTCTCAACTTCCATTTTTAAGGAAGCAAGTTGGTCGGTACGAGGGACTCGTGCAGCAAGTAGCTTATACCGCATACCTCCTCTCACGCCAGCATAACACTGTGAAATCCAATGCCACAATGTGCTAGCACAATAGTTATAAGGTACCCCCGTTGATGTAAGGTCAACAGCACTTTCAACATATCCAGGCCAAAACGGATACATTGCTTGAGAATATCTAACAACGCCCGGTCCTGATAATAACGTTGGGCTAGTGCGAAAGAAATCATATCTCTTAAGCATTTGCCGAAATGACACAATAGCTTCTCCAGTATACACCTTATTCACCAAGGTTGTATCCTGAATGCCAGTTCCAAGTTGTGTCGTGTCCTTCTGGAAAGGACTACTTGGTTCAGATGTTTTAAGAGCATCTGGAAACTCTTCTCCTTGCGGCTTGAGAGCTGCGAAGGCGTTCGTCTGTGGTTCTAATCCTGCGGTAAAATTGGAAAAGTAATCATCAGGTACGAACACTTCAAAATCTTCGCCCATACTCACAAACACATTGATAACAATATCATTGTTGACTGCTGAATTGGGTACAGACAACTCATTTACAACATACACTCCAACAACTCCATTTCCCTCCTCCTTGGAAGCATAGGTTGTTGTACTGAACATCTGTGTCACAGAATCAAATCCTGGACGGTGATGATCCAACAGAGTGTAATTTTGACCATTGCCAATCTCTATGGTGAAATCTCTCGTTTCAGCCATGTCGATGACATTAGTGTAATTAGTGTTGTACTCATTGGACTTTAAATAGTCTGGGTCATATACGATTTTCAATCTGCCCCTATGAAAGGCAGAAGCAACGATCTGAAACCTAAACTTCATAGTGCCAGTCCAATATTTAAACGGTAAAGCGGCCATTGCACACGCGGGAAAATGATACTCAACTACATTATCATTAAGTATATTAAATTGACAAGGATCCACACGTGCATTCCATATCAACGTCTCGGGTGCCGTACCAACGGACCAAGTAAACTGGGTGAGAAATGACTCTCTGCTAGCAATGCTCTTGATAGTCATCTGATCAGTATCGTCTAAACCGACAACTCGCGGATCTATAGTAAGTTCCTGCTTGTTATCGACAGACAATTTGATAGATTGATCCACCATATTAGTCAATGCTAAAGCGCCCAGAGGTCTGTTGGCGAAATAACCGCTCGACGGGTTTACATTCGGTCTGGAATAACCAAACACTTTTGCAACACCGGCCGTAGCATCGGCAGCCATAGCTGTCGCCATTGCAAAGGGAGCAATACTTGGTACACTAGCAAGTGCTCGTGCAGCTTTTGCCACAGTTGTAGCAGGACCTGAAATACGTCCTTGTACATCATCCAATTCATTACCTTGTGGTGCGAGAGCGCCTGGTTCAACACTCGTTAGGACTGAGAGTTCAACATCCTCGGCCCACGCAAAAGCAGAAATTGTGACTTGATCTGTAGCACCGTTTGCATGTTTCAATGTGGTCAAAGATCGCAAAATTATGGTACCCATTTCACGCCAATCTTGATTGCAAATATCAAGATAATTAGCGTACCAAAAGAACGGAAGAGTCATCTCCCCTCCTTGTGATAAAGTGGGATCCAAAAAGATCTTTGGTAATTGTGTCAAATTGACATTATCCGCAAATAAACCGAAACGGTTTTGTGTCATATCGTCAAAATTGTGTAATGGTTGGTAAGCAGCGTATGCTCGGCCATAATGGAAAGAATTTCCATTAATGACTATCTTCACCTTGAGCTTACACCGCAACAACTTGTAATTAGTAATACGATTGATCACACGAAGATTTTCAAAATATAAAGACCACGGGTTAAATGTGTTGAACAGCGTTGCAGCTGTCCCCCACTCCGTCTCAAAAATCTTTATTGGTCTTCGGAAAAAATGTTCCAAGTTTGTATCATTCGTATCTTGGAGTTTCCTAGTAGGATCAACCACACTATGAATATCAAGTGTGTGATCTCCTGCTTGGTCGGCGAATTTGACGTTTTGATATTTAGTCTCTGTGTCAATCTCACCTACACTCATAGATACATCATGTTCCAAACCTTGGGGGTAAAATTTCGGGAAATCCATCCCTGGTTCATTAAGGTCGAACCCACCTTCAAAATTGTTTTTAAAATTTTCAAAATTGCTAGTCCATATAAAATAAAATCTGGTTCCTGAACTAAGAACGAGAAGTGTGGGGTCCCGGTGATGATCAATCTCCAGTAAATACCGGTATCCCTTTTGTGGGACGATCCCCGAACTAAAGCGTTTCTCCTCTCTGCAACGGGACAGTGGAGAGGAGATCCGTAATCGGTAGTTCGGTGGAGGCTTTGGTTTTGTATGCAGCTACCTCCGCATATTTTGAAGCTGGTAATCTCTTTTCGAGATTGTGATCACATGCCCAATCATAGAGCATGCGTTCATAAGATTTATCCTTGAGCTTCATCAAGTGATCAATCTTTTGATCCTTAGCAACAATTGTTGCCTTGGATCTGAAGTCTTCGAACGCCTCTTTTCCATGGTATAACATCTCTCGCATACCACTATCTAG